CGTGATCAGATATGTGAGCATTTATTTGGTTCTGGAACTGCCGGTGCAGCTTAATAGGAGTATATAAAACATGGCAATATCACGACAACAACTAGTTAAAGAACTAGAACCAGGCCTTAATGCTTTATTTGGCTTGGAGTACAAACGATACGACCAGGAATTTAAAGAAATTTATGTTACTGAGTCGTCTGACAGAGCTTTTGAAGAAGAAGTTATGTTATCTGGCTTTGCTAATGCATATGTTAAACCTGAGGGTTCAGCAGTTGCTTATGACAATGCACAGGAAACATTCACTGCAAGATATACTAATCAAACAGTAGCTCTTGCATTTGCTTTAACTGAAGAAGCAATGGAAGATAACTTGTATGACAGACTTTCGTCTCGTTATACAAAGGCGCTAGCGAGATCAATGGCGAATGCTAAACAAATCAAAGCAGCAGTACCTTTAAATCAAGGGTTACCTACTACAGATAACTTTGATTCTGGAGATGCCGTGTCTTTGTTCAATACAGCACACCCAACAATCGCTGGAACTTTTTCAAACACGCTAAGTACACAGGCAGACCTTAACGAAACATCGTTAGAGCAAGCAATGATTGACATTGCAGCACTAACTGATGAAAGAGGTCTTAAAATCGCAGCTAGAGGAATGAAAATGATCGTTCCTTCTGAAAACCAATTCAATGCTGAAAGATTGTTAAAATCTCAAGGTAGAGTTGGTACAGCTGATAATGATATCAATGCTCTTAAGAACATGGGAATGATCCCTGAAGGATACAGAGTAAATCACTATCTAACAGATACTGATTCTTGGTACATTAACACTGACGTGCCTAATGGTATGAAGTACTTTGAAAGATTACCTATCCAAACTAAAATGGAAGGCGATTTCTCAACAGGAAACGTAAGATACAAAGCTAGAGAAAGATACTCGTTTGGAGTATCCGACCCTAGAGGTATCTACGGTGTTGAAGGTGCTTAATAATTAACAAACTAAGGGGCCGCCTTAAAACGGCCCCTTTTTTAATGAGAAGAGTGAATATGAAAAATTTCCTAGTACAGATATGGGCTTATGATTATCACGCTAAATTTGAAGTTTTAGCGGAGGATAATCGTGAATCTATTGAACAATCTATCCTTGACAAATTAGGAGAAAAGAGTATAAAGTGGGAAAATCTCGGGAAGTCATACCGAGATCAAAGAAGAATAACCTATGAGGAGGTTATAAATGACCGAAGACCTATACAAACAGAAAAGGTCCTTGGAGTTGAGGTGGCAGTTGGAGTATGAGCAACAAGGTAAATATACTCTCAATATGGTCGATATTGATGAGAAAATTAAAAGTATCATCACTGAGATCAAAGCTGAAGAATTTAAAGTTGCTGATAGAGAAAACAAAATCAGTGATTCAGCTGCCCAAGTTTCTGTGGCAACTTAGATAAACGCCACATCGCTGAAAACGTACTTTTATGCAGGGATCCCTTGCACTCTACTCAAAACTATCATATAAATAAATCAATATACAAATTTTAAAAAAACTTAAATGTAGACGCGTATAGTCGACTATCCCCTAGGGACTACATTTAAATATTCTAGGAGGAATAATTATGGCAAACACAACATTTACTGGATCAGTACGATCTGAGAACAATTTTAAAGTTATCAGTAAAGCTGCATCCACAGGACTAGTCTCTGATCGAACGATCGGTGACGGATTGAAAGACTCTCGAAGATATTATCTTGATGAGTATTTTAATAAACTTCCAGCTCTTAACGCTTACCTACAAGGCTCAGAAACAAAAGACTGGGGCAGCATAGCGGACGGCAATGAAGAAACAGAAGACGTAACAGTTACAGGCGCAGCACTAGGAGACTATGCGGTAGCAACAATGAGTATTGATGTTACAGATTTAACTATAACGGCATCAGTAACAGCATCAAACGTAGCTACAGTTGTTTTAGGAAACTTCACAGGTAGTGCGGTAGACCTTGGATCTGGAACATTAACAGTTAAAGTTTTTAAAGCTGGTTCAACAGCAACAGGCAAAAACAATAACTTCGAAGTACTAGGTACTAACATGACGACAGCGTTAGCTACTAGAAGCGCTACTTCTGCAGTGGTTACGTTAACAACAGCAGGTGCTGACCAAGACCAAGCAATTTTAGCTCCACACTTAGACAGTGGACAAACTGCTTGGACAGGTGTCAAATGGGGTACTGAAAACCAAGTTACATGGGAAGCTTGCATCAGAACAAGTGCGGCTATTGATAATCAAAATATTTGGGCGGGGTTGAAAAAAACCAACGTTCCAGAAGTTGCGACTGATACTGAACAAGCATATTTCACATTCTTAACGGATGCGGATAACTCTGGTCAATCAATGAGTGATTTCACTTTACTGCATTTTGTTCACAGTATAGGAGGTACTGATTACATCAGTGCATTGCCTATTACAGTAGCGGCAAGTACAAACTATCACTTGAAAGTATCATTTGATAGTGACCGAAAACTGTCAATGTTTGTAAATGGTGTTCAATACAACATTACAAGTACAGCTGGCAGTACAGGTGGTACAAAGGTTGTTGAAGGAAACGATAAATCAGCAGCTATAACTAACGATGTGGATTTAATTCCATATGTTGGAATTGAAGGAAACGATGGTGCAGCAGCAGCACTAGATGTTAGCTATTGTGCAATAAGTAGATTAATATTTGAATAATATATAAATTTTAAGATGGGGCTTCGGTCCCATCTTAATTAATATTAATAGTTAGGAGAAAATTTATGTCAACAGATATAAAATCGTCTGCAGTAATTACAACTACAGCGCTCGACGCTGATGGTTTATCGACTGCAGCAGCCGTTGGAAATAATGCAGCACTTACTTTAGGTGGAGCACTAACTTCTGGAGGCGCTTATACAGCAGATACTGGAACAGCTAGACAAATTACACTTTTAAGTGCAGGTGATGATTCAGGTAAAACATTTACTGTTGTCGGAACGGATGTTAATGGAGATGCTTTATCAGAAACCGTTACTGGAGCAAATGCTGGTACAGCAACAAGCACAGGGTATTTTGCAACAATATCATCAATAACAGCAGTTGGAAATCCAGCAGGTAATATGTCTGCAGGAATTAATTCTGAAGTAGCAGGCGTTGTTTTTGCAGGTCGCACGCGAGTTAAAAATTTAAATTGGACTGGTGGCGGTGCTATTGGATCAATTTACATAAGAAATAGTGGAACAGCAGGAACAAGTTTAATAACAGTTCGTTCTAATGCTACTTTAGGAGTTAATGATAATCTTAATTTAGCAGACGATGGGGTTGTTTTTCCTGATGGAGCTTATATTACTTATACAGAAACACAGTGTAATAGCGTAACGGCATTTTACGGATAGTAGGTAGCTCATGGCGAATACTACTTCCGGAACAGTAACGTTCGACAAGACATTTGCTGTAGACGAAATAATTGAAGAAGCTTACGAGCGAATCGGCTTACAATCTGTTTCGGGATATCAATTAAAAACAGCAAGACGTTCTTTAAACGTCATGTTTCAAGAATGGGGCAATAGAGGTCTGCATTACTGGGAAGTAGGCGATACCAATATTGATCTTGTTGAAGGTCAAGCTGAATACATTTTCTATAGAGCTACGGGCGATGGTACTTCTGCAACAACAGTTGGAGGAACAAGTGGAACTTCAACCTATGGAGTAGCGGATGTTCTTGAAGCAACTTATAGAACTGGAAGAACTGAAACAACTCAAGCGGATTCTGCGCTTACAAAAACAGATCGAGCAACCTATTCAGGTTTAGCCAATAAATTATCTAAAGGAACACCCTCTAGATATTTTGTTCAAAGACTTATTGATAAAACTACTATAACTGTTTATCCAACAGCCGATTCTTCTAATGCATCAAAAGACATGCATATTTATTTTGTCAAAAGAATTCAAGATGCTGATTCAACATATACCGATGCAACGGATGTACCTTATCGTTTTGTACCTTGTATGGCATCAGGACTATCATTTTATTTAGCACAAAAATACGCACCTCTAAGAGTACAAGAATTAAAATTATTATATGAAGATGAATTAAAAAGAGCTTTGGCAGAAGATGGATCTTCTACAAGCACTTATATAACTCCGGAGTCTTATTACCCGAGTGGATAATTATGGCATTTGCAAGAGGAAAATACGCTAAAGCGATATCAGATAGAAGTGGAATGGAATTTCCCTATAATGAAATGGTTAGAGAATGGAATGGTTCTTTCGTTCACAAATCTGAACATGAACCAAGACATCCTCAAGATGAAGCAAAACATTAAAGT